GATAAGGCGAGACCTATGCAAATAGATAGAGATAAATTTAGTAGTAATTACGATAATATATTTGGCGCGAAAGGGAAAAAGAAAAAGAAAAAGCCGCCATATCAAAAATAGACTAAGGTTTACTCCTTGACCTTTGAAGCAGGATTGGCTCACCTGTAGTCGAAACGAGCTGCCATTTCGTGCATATAAACGAGATGGTTTACTAAATAAGGCATTTTCTTCTTTGGAAATCCTATGAAAGCAAATTACTATAAGCTAATTGAGCTTGCTGTTGACCAAGGCATAGGGTTTGGATTGAATAGAGCGTTCAAGCATACAGATGAGCCTACCAGAGAGCAGATACACGCTGAAATTGAGCGAGAAATAATGACAGCAATCTGCGAGTATCTTACATTCAATGAGTTACCTGATTGATATATCATTTCCGATATATTTCACATGAATAGATATCATTTTAAATCATATTAGAGCGCGTGTATGATGCGCGCTTAATTAATGTGAGGTTTGAAATGATCACCAGTTACATGATAGTCCTAGTAATAAGCGGTTTAATTCTTATCGCAATCCAAGACATCTAACACCCAGAACTACATTCCTAACCAAGTGCGTATAACCTTCTGATTTTGCGGTTTAAGCCCTTCAAAGTTTGGCTGTACGTTCATTCCAGATAACACGTTAAATCGCTTAGAATCGAATTTAGAGCCTATCAAGTGCATCCATATCTCTTCTGCACGACTATTGATGTCTTTGTATTCAATATGCAGTCCTTTTATCTCCCGAAGCAAGCAATCTGCATTAGGGAAAGGTATTGGCCTGCCAATGGATTTGTATATTTCTTGTATGGGCCTGTGGATGATTAATTTCTTGGCCGGATGAGCATTTAATTTGCTACCTAAGTGGAAAATAGCCGTCTCTGAAATGCCAAATTTGCGACTTGTTGGGTAAGAATCTAACTCGGCTTGGGTATGCGTAGATATAGCATCATGTAAGCACAGTGTAGATGTAGTGGTTAGCCAGTTTGCCATCCAGGTAGTTCTACTGCGCGGCAGCCCAATGACCATAAAATCAATCATTAAAGGCTAATATGACCACAGCACTGGAACAGACTTGCGAATGTCAACGTGTACAAAAGTCTTAGCTATGCCAATGCCCGTAAAACCCATTCTAAGAGCAGTTGAGGCTATGATATACCGTTCATACCCATTACGAGCTTGAATGTCCACAGCGATGCCTTGAGTGTGCGTACCTGGCGCTCCTTTGGCAGCTTCAATGGAATGTGTCTTATCTCGGTATCCACTAGTTATATGGAATGGCATATTGCATTCATGGCGAAGCTGATCCAACTTCTCTAAGAAGAAAGGACACATATTATTTTTGCCGGTTTCTTGGCAGTTAAACTCTTCGATATTAAAGTATTGCATCTGCATTATTTTAGAGGGTTGCTTAAATAATCTAAGCCTTCCCATAAGTCCTCAATTTCTCGTGATAGTTTATTGGATTTTTTGCTAATATCTTTCATGCCGTCAGCCAGTAATTTAGATTCAGTGACTGTTGCGCTCATACCCTCAATCTTCTTTTCCAGATCATATACTTGTTTTTGTATTTCAAGTAATTGGTCTTGCTGCTCTCTGATTACATTTAAGTTGACTCCTAGCTCAGAAAGTTTACTTTTAAGTTGACTAACATCGTTGTCTGTTAGCTGCTGCTGCATTAATCCAATTGTTTTTTGCAGCGGTTTAATATCTGGTATTTCTACGGCTTCTACCGCCGTGAGTCGGCTGTACAATGAACTAGCAGTCCAAACACCACCTCCTAAAGTAGTGGCTAAACTAAATAATATGGCAATATACACACCCTTAAACGATACATTTCCGACCTTTAGCTCTGTATCTTCAAGGCTCATAATTATGCTCACAATTTATTTGTTGTACAAAGCAATCATAACCCATTTTTGTAGGACTGCCACCGTAGAACTCTGTCTGTTGTCCGTAGGCTAAAACATCAGCCTCGGTAACATAGGCATCAATACCAAAGTTATTACCGTTTACATACACTGCTGTGGCGTTCTGGTTAGACCAAGAAACCTTAACGTATTGTTGATTAGCGTCGAACGTAATATTAGCAGTGTCAAAGGTAGTGTTATTGTTAGCTGCTCCAGTTTCTAGGAAATTTGTGGCATCCTTATTAGCTGCAACACTAAGAAATGCTCCAGCGTTTGTGCTGTGGTGTTCTATATCGTCAAGACTCTGATTATAAGTCTGAACCTCGGCCTCTGTAATCTGTAACTGCTCAAAGTTTGTTTGAACATAATCTACAACAGCGGCTTCTTCGTTAGGAGTAGATGCTGATTCAGCTAATTCGTTTACCTTAACTACCTCAACCATGTCTATTACAACCTCTGTAAACACATCAACAGCTTCATGCATTAGCCCTAATTCGTCGTCTGCTGCATTCTCTAAAGATGTCTGAGCGTCACCATAAGGGTTATAAGCAGTAATGCCTGTAAGAGCCTGATTGTAAGCTTGAAGTTCTTCTTGGGTTATCTTGCCAGAGTCGGCTAAACCTTGCGGGGATATAAACCCTTGATTGCTGTAACCAATTGCAGAGCCAACCATAATAGAGGCTGTGTCAATCTTGCCGACGATTGCGGCAGATGTATTTACCAGGTTATCTAGCTCATTCGATTGTGCGGAAACGCTCGCTAACACTAAGGCTATCTTCAGAAACTGTTTCATCTTCTTTTTGTCCAATGGCTAATAGTTTGTTGTAGTAATCTCTGTTAGTTTCGTAATCAGGTATATAGGTTTTAGGTTGGGTCTTCATAACTAAAAAAGCTCGCTTTCCAACTACAAGCCTGCCGTTTTGTAATAACGGGCAAGGAGTGCCAGATTCAAACATAGCTTTCCAGACCTCAACGTCTTGGCAAAGCCTGCCTATAGCCGCAACTTTCATGCCCATTTCAGCCAACATCTTAGCGTCACGCCTACGGTTACAGTTCTCATCTTCTTTGTAACGCCCAGAGCTATAGCCAATTAAACCAGTTTGCAATGACCTGGATCCGCCGCGCAAACAAGTCTCTACGCCATTAGATATATAGCTAGGAGCAATGGCACTGCCTACAGGTATTTCACTGCTACTACCTGCTCCGTTATAGGTGTTACTGGTAGATTCGTCTTGCGTGTTGTTGTTGCTGTTTACTGTAGACCCATCACCATTATGAGTATTTAAGCTTCCGTCTTGCTGATTATCACTAGCAAAAGCGGCAGGCAAAAACAGTAGCGCGCACAGGCTATACCTTTTTAGTCTTTTCATAGCTACGCAAACCACCAAGCCCCAACATACCCATTAATACAGGCAACATAGTGCTAGTGTCAGCTTGGGGAATCACTAGACCAAAGCCAGCCGCAAGCGGTGATATAAGAAAGTTTACTGCAAAGCCTAGTACGCAAACCCATCCTGTAGCTGGTCGCCATCCTGCTTGGAACCAGTTTCCTTTTGCCTCTTCTCGGTTGACTGCAATTTGAGCAAGCGCGATTTCCTGCGCGTGGCGCTGAGACATTGTTGCAATCTCATGGGCGATTTTCTGCTTGGTATCCGCATCAGGTATAAACTTATCCAGTAGGCTAGTGACAGGTGCTATAAACTTATCAATCAAAAGAATTTACCTACAACAAAAAGGCCAATAATTAAAGGATATATACCCCATAAGCCTCGTTGCATTGTCTTAAACTTAATTTGCCCTTCATCAAGTCGCCGTTCTATATTTTGATACCGAACAGTGCATTCACGCTCATGACCTTCTAGCTTTAAAAGAGCTTCAGATACAGTAGCCATGATTAGAAGTCCTGCATTTCATCAATATAAGTTGCGTGTGCAGCAACAACCGCTTCGGTGTGAACTAACGAGCAAATAGCTTGAACTTCTGCGCTCTCACCTGAATAGTCATCGCCAGCAGATATTACTTTGCGGCTATATGCTGAAGAAATCTCAACGCCATTATCTGTAATTGCTGTTTTGGTGCGGATCTGTACGGCTTTAAACTCGCCAACAATTTCAATCTTATCTTCTGTAATTACTTTTTCTAATGCCATTTTATATATTCCTGTCTATGCCCAGCATCCACTGGGCGTATGGTTAAGCTACGATATAAGTTAAATCGAAAATAATGGTGCTAGTGTCATTATCTTTAAGTGTAGAAACATTTACAGAGACAGCAGTGTTACCATTTCTATTGTATTTAACCTGCATTTTATTACTGTTATGCACACCTTGGATATAGTAATTAGGTGAATTTGCATCTTCAAAATAGTTTGTTTGCACTGCGCCATGACCTCTAGCCGCACTGTTAGAAACAATGTTAAAAGGCAATCCAGTAATTCTTATCGAGCCTGTAACTAAGTTATCATTATTTATATTATTAAGGTTGGCGCTTACATGAACCATTCTGCCAATTCTTGTATATTGGCCAGTCACTGTTGTGCTTGAAGTCCAATCTCCATTAACATTACTCATGCCACAAGTCCAAGTGCCTTGTTCATAGTCGTCTAGTGTCTTGTTCTGGACTGAACCGCCAGTGTCTCCAAAAACTATGCCTCCGGCTAAGTATAAATTCTTAAATGCACTTGTAGACGCACCCAAGTCCATTTGGTTGTCTAAAACTCCATTTACAGACGTTCTTGGCTGAAGAGAATTAGGGTTTATCTTAATACCTTTACCTGTCGGCTCAACAATAATTGGCTTGTTTCCAGTTGTGCTATGCACTCGCAACTGTGCTACAGTGCCTTGCTGTAAAACTAGCATTGCGCCATCGTTAGTTGATCTGTTTACTACCAATACGCCTTCATCACTTGAATCTGGCTGTCCCGCAATTCGTGCGCTTGAAGTCGTTAAACTTGTTGACCTGATTTCACCTGTGTCACGCAATTCAATATGGTCTAAAGTCTGATTGGTTGTTCGCGAGCCAAGCAAGAACTTACCATCTTCATCAAATCTAGCAACTTCTTGAGCTTCAGTGCCATCAGTATTGTTGTTAGTACCAAAGGCAATGTATGTGCTTGGGGCTTGCTCTTGGTGTCCAGCAACTATAAATGCTTTAGTTCCTACGGATTGTGAATCAGAACTTACAAAATCAATGCTGCCTATAGGCTGCCCTTGCTCAACAAAACCATCAGTGCTTGTGAACCTGATTCTATTTTCTGTTGCAGACATTGTTACAAGATTAGTAATAGTGCTGAAGGTTAAAGGAACAGAAATTGTATAAGTTCCAGTTCCACCTGCGCCTGTGCCTAGTGCAGTAATAAAAGTGTTAGGAGGAATTTCAGCGTTGCTCCCAACTAAAAGTTGACCAACTGCAATAGCAGTACCCGACTGGAATGTTTCAACAGTTAAAGTTGTACCAGAGCAACTGGCAGTAAAAAATGATTCTCGCTGGTTATCATTTCTAAGCTCTAGGTCTGCCGCATAAGTTCCAGCAGAACCCCCTGCGCCAATACGCACTTTGTCATCTACTGCTAAATTTGTGCAGTTTATCTCACCATCAACTTTCAACTTTGAGGCTGAGTTAGTATTTGCGCCTATACGAAGATTACCTGTGCTGGAATTGTACTTAGTTTTTGCTACACCATCATCAGTATGAAATACAATATCCCCATCAGCATTAGTGCTTAAAACTGTGTGGGTGTCAGTTCCATTAAATCTAGTCAATTGGTGTGAGCCAAAGGTACTTGCTCCACCCCTTGAACGATAAGCAGCGCCCACTCCAAAGCAGCCAATCCTCAACTCAGAATTAGCTACATCAGTGTCAAGAGAGTAAATGTATGGCGAACCGCTGCTGGCTTTTAGGTTGTTAGCAGTCAAAGCTGTAAAAGTTACTGTAGTGTTTTCTTGAACCTTATCAGTATTAAGGTTGGTAAAGTTCGCATCCACTTCCGTATTGGTAAGCGGTGAACCTTTTCCTGCTCTTGTTACGATAGTAGACACGATAAACCCCTTATACGCTAATGGTTACAACCCAAGTAATAGCTAAAGTATCTGTCGCAGATTTATTTACGACATCAAACTTAGTGCGACAAAGCATATTGCCAGAAGTGCTTGCATTAAAAATACCAGCTTCAGTCAAAGCGCCAGTTGCATCACCAGGCTCAAACGTAGAGGTGTATGTAATAACACCAGGAGAATCATTTACAGCGGCATCTAAAGCTTCACGGTTGCCAACTTGAGTTTGTAGGGCAGTATCACCTGCGGCAGCAGCATTTGTGCCAGAACCTAAAGCCATGTGCGACATAACCGCTTGGCTAGTACCAAGCATACGCTGGTTAATAAAGGTTAAACCAGTGTTTACAACAAGGTTTTTGATCTCTTGACGTGCTTTGAGATTGCCTTTTTCATCAGTAAGTGTCAGAGTAACATCACCAGTTACTTGCATTTTATCGTTAATCATTTTCTTTACCTTTAAATAGTTGCGCTTTCACCAACAAAGTCAGCAGCGAAGTAGTCTATACTGCAATAATCTTGTGAAACAATTAGTCCTGAATCAGATGCCCCGATTGTATCACTTTTACTTAGTGATATGCTAAAAGTAACATCTTCAGCAATATCTAAACTTTCTGATCGACCTAAACCTACTGACACTGCGTAATTGTCTGCCGTATTCGCTGTATCGGATACTGACTTAGTGACAACTAACGAGGAATTGTCGGTAATTGCAGATGAATCTTGTATTGTTCGGTCTAATTGCCACCGATAATCATCCTGAACACTAGCTTCATCAGTAAAATATCTAAATACATAATAATACCCAAATTGAATGGCAGCAATGGCCTTTTTATATACTATTTTAAAGACTAGCATTAGAAATCATCTCGTAAGTAAAATTCCATTATTTCATAAATAGTTTCAACTAGACCGTCAGAATACGTTATCTCAATTTCGCCTTGGTAATAACCGGCATCGAGGTTCAAGTTGCCTGGAGCAAAAGAGAATGTGGCAATTCCGTTTGCGAAGTCAGTGCCTGCATCAGCACCAAGCATCGTAAACAAAACGCTAGTTGTATCTTTCTTTCTAAACTTCATGCGTACAACGCCGCCTGCAAAGCTTACTACCGACCCATCGTCTTCACGAGTTACTGTAGCTCTTATTTGCGGTGCTGAATCGCCTTTTACTAATGTGTAAATGTCCATACTATGCCTCTGGTCGGGTCGGGTAGACCAAGTTATCAATATCTGTTTCTGTAGCGTACTGGCTAGGCAGGTCGCGCAATGCTTGCCTGTATGTAGCCCACTCTGCTTTTTTTTCACCTGTCAGTGGTGCGTCTGGCATTTGTGTCCAATCTGCATCAGCTAACTTTAAATTTCTTTCTACTCTTAAATCTGTCCAAAAAGCAACAGAATCAAAATCCCATTGATAGTTTATCCAGATATAATATTTACCAGGCTTAGTAGGCTTATCGTTAAAACCATCTCGCCAATACTTGTTGTTTATATAATTTACATCTTCACTACTTAATGGTATTTCTCTAGCTACTTGCTCACCATATGAACTTCCGTCAGTGTAAGAATCATCCATAGAGGGTGAAATTATACTTACAATACTTCCATTGTTGTCTATCATTGCAAATTTTTTCATGTAATTTTCCCTAGAGATACTTTTCTTTGGTTAGGTTTGTTTACATAGTCATAGCTACTAAGTGAAACAACTGTGTTTAGCCTTGTTAAAACCTCAGTAGGAACTCCAATCCGTATTGTGTTGGCGCTGTAATTAAACTCAGCGGCATTCCATACTACTCTTGAACTAAACGCTGGAGGAGTTGGGGCGCGCACTACCTGTCCATTTTGACCAAGATTCTGACAAACAACATAGATGCCACTTAAATCAGATAAAGAAATAGTATAACTAGCACTTCTTGTATTTATATTGCCTGTGTGAAAACTTCTTACTCTATATTGCCCAGAGTCTGATGAAAATACTAAACCACTACTAGCGTTAAAAACATTAAGACCATATCCTGTACCAGCAGTCAAATCTTGGGTTTTACGCAAAACTCTGAACTGAATAGTAGCCCCAGGACTAGCGGCAATAGCAACAGCACTTTTTTTTGTAGAGCCGTCTAAATAATGTTGCATGACACCGCGAATATAGGTAGTTCCGCTTTGTGTATTTGGCTTTACCGCAAGTATTAAAGTTCCTGGATCAATGCCGTCTGGTAAAGTTACAATTGTCCATGGCTGGCCTGTATCTGAAGTTCCTGGGCCAGTACTACCTGGATACCAATTAGTCGAACTTACAGTGACAGTACCTGCTAGCCAAACAGCATACCCAGGAAAGTTATCGTCTATTTGTATAAAATTTGAGTCGTTTTTAGCTAGAAACCCATACGACATATATTAACTCCTATACACTATAGCCGTAAAATTGACAGTGGCTCCAATAGGGCCGAAACCAACCTTAAAGTTAGCGTCATAACTTCCAGAATTGTAGCTAACAACTGCCGCATCTGGACTGTTAAAAAAGTTAAAGCTAACGTGCGGAAATATCAAAACTTCCCAAGTGCCGTCATTAGACATTCCAGATACATTTACAGTGTAGTTGTTAGTGTCACTAGTAAACCCAAGTATTGTTGTCGAGACGACTCTAAATAGCCTATCACTAGTGTCTACTCGTACAGCGCCAAAACTATCAAACACTTTTAATCCATAGGCCATTATAAGTTACCTAATTTAACGCGCAGTGTACTACCATCATATATTTCGATAGTGTCATTAGTAATCTTCATGCGCGACCCGCTAGAAGCAGATTGTAAGTTAAAATTACTTTGTGATGTGCCACTAATATTAACTTCTGCTACATCTATAGTCCCTGTTGTAATTCTATCACCATCAATAATAGTACTTGCTTGTGCGAGTGAATTATTTAGATTGGTAAAAGTAACTAAGCCATCAAAGTTAATAGCCTCATATGGGGATGAAAAGTTTTTAGATTGAGTGCCACCAAAGGTAGCCTCTGTAACTGTGTAGCTTGCAGCCCAAAATGTATTATTACTTCCCGCGACATATTCTGGTGGCTCATGAACCCAGCCATTAGTTAAATTGGAAAAGGTTAAAGAAGTAAAGCTGTAACTTCCTGTTGTTCCAGGGTCAGCCGGTGCGTTAGCTTGCGCCGTGGGAAAGTAAATATATCCATTCGCATTTCTTGGGCCATCATCACCCGCAGCACCTGGCGCACCATTGACAACAAATTGGGTAACTGTAGACCAAGTTATGCTCGTATCTACCCCAGTAGCGCCTGCTATTTGAGCTGTACCAGTTGATGCCCACATAGGGTCTGTGCCTGATGGCGGTGCAGAATACCATTGTGTAGGTGTATTAATAGTGTTACTAGTAAAGTTATATGATCCGCCTGATGGAGCAACAGGCTGAGAAACAGCTCTTCTGTAAATATTAAATCTAAATGTACTTAATCCATCTGTACCATTTTCTGCGGTCACAACAGGAGAAGACCAAGTTCCTCCATTGACAATACCTGTATCACCAACAATGGAAAAAACAAACTGCGAATAATAAACCGGATCTGTACCACTCGGAATTGATGCAGACCAACCTGTCGGTGTAGTCAACGCATTAGTGCCAAAATTGAAGCTGCCACCTGTAGGGGTTGCCGGAGTAGAAGTCGCTCTCAGATAAATAGGCGCAACAAAAGTAGATTTACCATCAACATTGCTTGGGTTTAAATTAGTTACTGCATTAACAGCATTGGTCTGATCAGATTGGTTGCCACTAAAATCTACTGACTTTATTCTATAGAAATACTGCGTATTAGCCGCTAAACCTCCATTGCTGAAACTTGCCGCTAGTCCAGGGCCACCTGAAACAGTTGCAATTTGTACATAAGCACCAGTTGTTTTTCTAAGTATTTTTACATTACTAAAATCACTGTCACTTGGGTTTACCCAGTTCAAGGTAATAGTGTTCAAACCAGNTGTAGCGGTTAAAGCGGTAGGTTTTGCAGGTGCAGTTGTGTCACCAGCTCCTGATGTTGTAATACTAATAGGTGCGCTTCGTACACCTAAAGCATTAACTGAATAAATTCTCACATTATAAGACTCGCCAACAACAATATCAGTTAGTTCAAATGTAGTTGTTTGCGTTGTTGTTGATCTGTATGCACTATCCGCTTCGCCAGTCTTTTTCCACTCTACAATATAACGATTAACGAAAGAATCCGCAGCGGCTGTCCATGTGACAGTAATAACAGGAATAACCGTACCATCTGAACCTAAAAAAGTACTAGATGAACCAGTTAAATTACTGGGCGCAGCTACAGTAAAAGGATCAGGCAAGTGTGGTTGCTCAAAATCAGCAATCTCATTCATCGTGTCGTATGTGTAGGCTGTGGTATCAAATTCCAACAGTTGCACAGACACTTCACCGTCATAATTAAAGCTCAATGAGCTTACCTGAAACAGTTTAGGCACAAGAGTAGGTGATAGCGATGGATGTGTAACGGTTACGGTGTCACCAATTGAGCAGTTTAAAGCCTCACTTGTAGCTTTAAATTGCAAAACCATGCCTGCTCTTGATCTACGCAAAAATACTTGAGCAAAGTCTCTAGCAACGTATACATTAGTTACTGTTTCAAGGTCTACGTCTAGAGCCAGCTCAGTTCCGTTATCTTCAGCTAAATAAGCGGCTCTAGTCGCTTGCTCGGCTGTCGTTCCAGTTGGACTAGGATATGTCACTTCATCTGGTTCATATCCAATTGCTTCGTTTGCAAACTTGACTGTAACTTGATTGTATTTTGTATCTTTAGACACGCCTTTTATTTGCAAGCCAGATGTCATGTTATCCAGGTTAAATGAAAACGTACTTGATCTATTTTTATCAATTACTAAAGAATATTGTCCTTGGTTAAAAGGCAAAAATCCTCTGCATCCCATTAACATCATTTCAATATTTTCAAACAGGGTCTTGTCGGTTTGCAGAACAGCGTGAGTTCTAAACAGCTTTCTTTGCAAGCCTAGCAAAAAAGGGATAAACAATTCTTCGCAATCATCCGCAGCCTGAGCAAAAGCAACGTAGTCAATAGCACTTTCAGGCAAACCTTTACCGTATGTATCATCAGTTAGATAATCTCTTATACATAAAGCAGGGTTATCAGAGTATAACCAAGTGCTGCGATTATTTGGTCGTTGCGTACCTACGCCAACACTTGCATCGTAAACTGGGCTGTTAGCATTTTGACGAGGGTCATATATTTTTTTGCCTTGAACTAACGCAGTAATTGTCGGTATACCTTGGAAGGCATCCTCATCCCACTTCAACTTAATAGCTAAGTAAGCAACGCCTCTGAGCCTTGCATCGGTAGTCCAAGCAGAGTCGCTTTGTCGAATCAAACTGCTAGAGCCTTGACCATTTGCGCCTGTAAACGCATTTATGGTGTATAAGCCGGCGTACTTGGAATCAGTTATAGGGTTGCCATCAACTTCAATATCTGTAATGGCATTAACTTCACCTTCGCACAATACCAATGCAATGTATAAAAATTCATTATCATCGCCATCTGGAACATCTTTTGTGGCAACGTATACACGCACTCCACCTACTCGTCTTGTTCCATAAACAACAGGAATTGGTTCAATGTTAGACTCTTTATTAAACAAAACCCCTTTCATGTCGTCGGCAGCTTTTTGCGCCTTCTTTTGCGCCTGAACTGCCATTACATAAGAGGCTGCGGCTACAGCTACTGCAATCCATACAAATATCATGATTTACCCCATCGTAAGTCAGCAATAGTCAAAGCTGCCCAATCAAATCCTATATCACCTGCAAAATGTACTTGCTGTGAATTAGTGTTAGTTCTTCTGCCGTTTTGTTTCTCAAAGTCCTTCCAGTGCGATGCGCACTCTATAGTTAAAGTACTGCTATTTTCAGAATCATTAATATCAAATCCAGTTATTAATCCTTGAAACATTAATATAGGTTCGCCAATCACTGTGTCAGTATCACTCATGCAAGCACGATAGACTTCAACAGTAGTATCTAAATATGTAGATTGACCGGCAGTTTGTGATAGAAATATTGAAGATAAACTTTGTTCCACACCAGACATAGTGATATTTAACGTGTTTACTCTAAGCTCTTGCGTTTCAACTGGACTATCAAGAGCCATCATGTGACTACTACTAGTCCAAGTTTGGCTAAGTGCATCTACATCTCTACCCCAATCAGTAAGCTTTAAAGGGGTGCTAAAGTTAAGCTTTACCAAAGTAGCTAAGTTAAAACTATCTTTAGCTAACTCTGCAATAGTTGCTGCATTAATTCCTCTAGGCATTAGATGGCCTCAATAAAGTCTATTTCAAAATCTAACAATGACGCTGAACCTAAATCGTAAGCTTGAACATCGTTATCTAAACGAACAGTGAAAGGTATATTGTCTTTTGTAACAGTTACATTGTTAGGAACATTGTTAACTAGTGGTGGCTGAAACTTTAATGTTCCATTAGCTGATAAATCTTCTGTAATCATGTAAATTTTAGTGTGGTTTGCAAACTTAAATACATCACCAGCTTTTAATGCACCACCAGTTATTCCATCTACAATAATGTCAGTTTCTCCTATCAGACGAGTACTTGCCACATTAGCCTTAATATTGCCAGTTACCGCACCACTTTTATTGCTGATTTGTGGGAGTACAATCGTAAAAGTATCATTGCTACCTTTCTGCAACATAATAAATGCCATAATAGGAGCAAACTCGGCCCTGGTTAATCGAGAGTATTTTGCAGAAAACTCCCATCTTTGACCGCCAATGTTTCTTACTTGGGTTCTACCAGACAAGCTTGTGCTAGATAAATTATAAAACTTACTAGTAAAGCTTACTGACTCAAATACAGGTGTTGTTGGGTATTGTCCACTCATGTTAGTTTTGCCTTTCCGCTATTATTAACAGCTCTGTTGACCATGCTAACTATTTGGCCTCTGCGAGAGTTTAAGAGCGCATCAAAGCCCTTAGTGTCGTTAGCCATAATATTGAAGTTAACATTTACATTTTGCGTTTTACTAGATTCTTGGTCACTATTAACTGCTCGTTTTAGGTTTTCATTTGTAGCTATTCTACCTGATGTTCCCATACTTAATAGCTCTGGCCCACGCTCACCTACTAAGTAAGACTCGCCGCTACGCACCTGACCACCAGTAGCGCGACCCGCAATTGCCGTACCTGCAACTAAACCAGCCGAAGCGTAACCCATAGTTCTAATTCCTGTCGCAGTAGCAAACCAAGCAAGAGGGCCACCCAAAACTGCCGATTGCGCAGCAGCCGCATTAGCTGCAACTTCCGTTGAAACTATAATCTGAGCAATTGCAATTGCTTTTTGCAAGGCAAATAATACTTTAGCTTCTTTACTACCTTCTTCTGCAATGCCAGACAATTGACTTGTAAATCCAGATAATGCGTTCAGAGCTTGCATTCTAACTGCATTCTTGGCTTCTTCTTCGCCTACTGCTATTTGTGTACGATCCTTAGCGCCTTTGTCCTCAATTTGTTTTTTAGCCGTTTCAAATTCTTGCAAAGAGATTAATTTGGCATCACGATCAGCAGTTATACGGGCTAATTCCTCAGACTCATGGGATTGAAGTAATTCTCTCTCGCTCATTAAGCCACGTTCAATTACAGTAAGATTCTCTTGAGCAGCAGCTATCATGACTTCACGTTTTGCAGTTTCATTTCTAACAAACTTTTCTAAGTCTTCTTCAGTTTTCTTATCTTTCTTTTCTTGCTTCGCAATTAATCGCTGCTCTTCTTTTGCTGCTTTTTCGGCAGCTTTGGCTTTTTCCTTTGCTAACTTAGCAGCGGCTCTAGCATTTGCTTTGATTTCTGCTTGCTCATCTTTATAAGCTTGAATTAAGCGTAATTTTTCAATAATTGCTTCTTTGTTAGAGCCGGTAGCGCCAACTTGAGAAGCTTGGTATTCATACAGAGCATCGCCAGTCAATGTTAATTCATTGTACTCATTATTTAATTGTTTAATTAAGTCTTCAGTAGCGGTTGTTACATCATCAGTCCTAGATATTTCTTCATCC